TAATTATTAAATAATGAATTTAGTAGATTTATTAAAAAAAAATATAGTAATGGTGCCTGTGGTGGCTTCACTTGTAGTGGGGACATTCACAGGTGTCAGATATGTAGTTAATCTTACAGATAGTATTAATTCATCAGAACAACAAATTATAAATCTTGAAAGAGATTTAAAAGTAGCTGAGAAAAAAATTACAGAGATTAATACAAGACTATCATCTGCTGAAGCAACATGGCAGATGGCAGAAAATTTATATAGACAATTAGCAGATCAAGTTAGAGAACACGATTACGATATTAAGGATCTAAGTAGGTAATGTATTATGGAGATAGCCAGGATGAACTATTACTTTACAGGAATTCTTATTTTAATGTTAACAGCTTTGGCGTTCTGCACTACTCCAGCATATCCTAGAAATGAGTATCTCAATGATGGTACTAATACTTGTAGTACTGGCTCTTTTGACATATCAGTCGAGCAAAGAGCATCAGAATACTACCACCGTCCTTATGATCCTGCTAACGCTTATAGCAATCCTAGTGATGATCAATCGATAAGACTTACCTGGAGAAAATATCTAGGTTCAGCATGTACGAAAGAATTTAGAGAAGTACAAACAGAAAATGCACAATTAAAACAACAATTAGAGTTGATGAAAATGTGTGGAAAAGTCAACAATAACCCCACTATTGCACGTAATCCTAACTTCGCATTGCTAGTACAAAAATGTTCTGGTATAATCATTCCTGAAAATAAGAAGCCTGAAGGCAGTCATTGGGACGATCTGAAAGATAATTATAAGAAAGAGAATCCTGAAATAAAACTAATGGGCGACAAGTTTATAGGACCAAATGAGTAATAAACCATTAAAAATTTCTGAGCAAGCTGCCGTGCAGATGCCGATGAAAACGGTTGCCTCATTGATAGCACTTGTTGCAATTGGAACCTGGGCATATTTTGGTTTACATGAGACGCTCAATGCACACTCAACAAAGATAGAGTTGATGCAAAAAGATTTAGAACACAACACAGAATTTAGAATTAAATATCCGCGTGGAGAACTTGGTCAATCAAGTGGGGAGGCGGAGCTTTTCATGTTGGTGGAGCACCTCGCAGGTTTACTAGAGGATATAGACTCAGAAGTAAAAAGTATGAGAAACAATGCAGTTAACATAGAATTCTTGCAAGAAAGAACAAAGAAACTTACAGAAGATGTAGAAAAATTAATTCGAAATGGTAACGGTCACTAATGATTGAGATGGTTTTTGCTCTGTTACTTATTGTGGACCACAAGATAGTGGAACACCGTTATCACGAGTCGTTATCAAAATGTCTCAAGGCCAAGCGTTATGCTATGAAGGACAAAAGTCCTGGTGATAGAGTCGTTTATAAATGTATACAATCTAAGGCAAACATAGAAGTTTACATGGGAGAGAAAAAGATTACTTCATTAATACTAGACTAATGAAGAAAGCAAATAAGAAAAGAAATCCCGTGGCAAGACAGCTTAGACATTTCAAACAAAAAGTGATAAAGAATAAAAAGATATATGACAGGAAAATATATAAAACTACACGCGGAGATAGTTAATGGTAAGTGTCCGACTTGTCATGAGTTGACAATATTAGTTGGACTTACACCAGAATTATTTAGATGTATAAGTTGTGGAGCAGATCTACAACAACATGTTAATGGTAAAATAAGTTACTTACCAGCTTTAACACAAACCACACCTCTGTCTACAATACAGAAATTATTTGGATATGGCGAGGAAGTTTAAAGCATTTGTCGAAAGACCAAAACCTCGTAAACGTCCACGACGTCATTCAAAAACGTTAAACAAGCATAAGAAAAGATCACACAAGCCTTACAACCGTCAGGGGAGAAAACAATAGCTTGACATAATCCCAAAAAATCCTATATTAAAATTATGAAAGAAAAAATAATAACAATAAAACCAAAAGGTATCTCACAAAAACAGTGGGCTAGTTTTTTGTTAGAGTTAAATCTAATGAAGAAAGCATGGAAGTCATACGGCGTTGATGTAGAGATAAAAGCTCCTGGTTTAAAAAATATAATTAAATGGGGGACAACAGTAAACAATGACACAAAAAGAAATAGACGAACTAGCAATAAAGTGGAACAAAACGAGAGACCCGAAGTATAAAGAACTTTGGTATAAGAAAGTAGGAGAGGCAGCAAATGGAATTGATCGTACTGAACGATGGCGTTTATCAGTTAGTTCCTGTAACAAAACAGATGATGGAACATATGTCTTTATTGGTAAACGAACTAGACTTATTTGAGTTGTGTGACATACTAAGATTAAAATTAACAACTTATTTAGATTATCCTGTTAATGCTCATGTAATGAATGACGGCAGCGGTGATTTTTATGGTTGTATGATGAGATAAACCTACCCTGTATAGAGAGGGAAATTATTTAGGGTAGGTAATGGTGAGAAGATATTCCCCACTACCATAATTTGACCATGGTGTCAAATTTAGTTGGTTGACCCTCTTGTTTTTTTTCCTGATAACAACCAAACTTAATAAAAATATTGTGTTTATTGACGTCTTCACGTCCCATTTCTTGTATCTTATCTAGCGCCATTTCATAGCCTTTGACCATACAATCATACCCATCGTCAAATTTTTCTGGAACTTTGTACGGATCCAGGCAAGTACCTCCGACTTGTGAACAAATTAGTATGGCTAGAATAAATTTCATTGACAATCCTACATTATATATTATATAAATAATCTAATTATGAAAGGAAACACGCATGACAGACATGAGTAAATACAAAAATGTTTCGCTATCAAAAGAAACATACGCTGTTTTAGAAAAATTATCAAAGGTATTATTGCCCGACAGTAAGTTATCCATATCTAAAACAATTGAAGTAATCACGAACGAGAAAGCGAGAAAATTAAATGGCAAAGTTAAAAATAAAACAGGTTAGAAAATTTATTTGTGATACTTGTCACGGAAATGGGTATATCAGGGTTGCAACAGGTGATACGTCTCTTGACTTTAGAGACAATAGTCAAGTGCATCAATGTTGGGATTGTGATTCAGAAGGTGAATTTTATGAAACAGTTGAGGTGCCAATGGTGCCAGATGATCCTGAACCTGAAGGGAGCATACACTAATGGTTAGTGAGACAGATATAAGTTACATTGCAGGTTTATTTGATGGTGAAGGATGTATCACTTATAAACAATACATGAGAAAGAGAAAACATCAAAAGAAAGCATACCCAACCTGGAGTATTAGAATGGAGATGGCGATGACAGATGAGTCTGTTTTGCGTTGGGTCCATGAAATATTAGGAGTTGGTACAGTTGGTGAGAAAAGATATAAAACTCCGTACACTGTTGGTTGGAAAAAACAATGGCGTTGGAGATGTCAATTTAGAGATGCGTATTATGTAGCTCGTTTGTTTTGGCCCTACACACATGTAAAGATGGCAGGTATACAAAAGATCATTGATCATTACGGCGACCATAAAGTGATGAATGGTAATGTTGTAGATTTAGAAAAATATAAAATAGTGATGAGTTTAGAATGAAAATAGATTTAACCGAAGAAGAGATGCATATGATTATGAATGTATTAACTGTAAAGTCTATGTCCGGTAATCTAGATGAAGATGAAAAAAGTCTCGGTAAAAAAATAAATAAAGCTTTAAAAGAATTGGAGTCTAAAGAATGACAATGTACCATGGTTTAGGAATGTTTATACTTGGTATGTTTGCCATTATTATTGGCGCATGTATAGCTTATTATATAATAAATAAGGTAATGAAAGATGACGAAGAAAAATAAAGGATTTAATTGGGACGGTAAGTCTAGAGTTGTAAACGATTTATATCGTAAAAATTTTAACGAAATATTTGGTAAAAAAATAAAAGAAGATGAGGAGTTGGAGGGATATTATATTGACGATAAGGGTATTAAAGTATTGACCAAGAAAAAAAGATGAAGAGAAATGATAAGTATAACTATGTCGAAGGAACACAGATCACGGACCATGGATCACGGGTCTACGATGTTGCAGGGCATAGATTACCAAGTGTGACTACCATACTTAGTAAAACAAAAGATCAAACATTTTTAAAAGACTGGATAGCTAAAAAAGGAGAGAAAGAAGCAGAAAGAATAAAGAATTTGTCGAGCGTGCGAGGAACTGCCATGCACAAGTATCTCGAATCACATGTGCAAGAAATAGGATACGAGGATTTGACAGATACAGGTAGACAAGCGAAGTCAATGGCAGAGAAGGTAATAGAGATAGGCCTAGCGCCGGTCGATGAATACTTTGGATCGGAGGTCACCATGTACTATCCCGGGCTGTATGCAGGTCAAACTGATTTGGTCTGCATGCATAACGGGCAAGAGACTATAGCTGACTTTAAACAATCAAATCGACCAAAGAAAAAAGAGTGGATTGAAGATTATTATCTACAAATAGCAGCCTATGCTATGGCCCATGATTATGTTTACAATTCTAAAATAGAAAAAGGTGTGATTATGGTATGCACACCTGACCTGTACTACCAGGAATTTGTTATAAGTGGGGCAGAATTAAGGCAGTATAAACACAAGTTTTTGAAAAGATTAGACATGTATCATGACCTAATTTTTGATGAAAAAGAGCAGGCAAATATAAAAATGAAAGAGGAGGACTTTAATGAATCAAAGACTTAAAGAAGTAATGATAGCAAGATACAATGCTATAATTGAAGATAGCAAGTATAAGATTAAATGTTACAGCGATCAGGAGATTATTATACCTGAACATCCGGATATAACACTAGAGATAGACAAGCTATTAGAAGCCATGGCTAACGCTGAGGAGAAGTTGGCAACAATAGAGCTACATTATGGCAAAAATGGGACAGACAAAGCTGTCTTATAGGTGTCGGACAGGTATCGGATCCGATACCTTAGGTATCGGACGAGAGGGTATTTTTTAGAATTGTTCTAAATAGTGACCATTTTTCCGATACCTAGAGCCTTTTTTCCGATACCTATTTTGCGATTTCCGATACCCTTCCGATACCTAAAAGCTAGGTTTTATGCGGTTCCGATACTTCCGATACCTTTTCAGAAAAATTTTAGAAATTCTTTGGAGAGGCACAAAAACCCCTGTTAAGTATCGGACACCTGTATTATAATAAATTATGCCTAAGAAAAGAAGAAAAGCTGTTGCCTCAACTGTAACTCCCGATATACCTTTTCCAAAAGTCCGAGTGGAGTGGATCGACTGTGTGAGTGATTCGGGCTGGGCTACTGAAAAAGAATTTGATAGAATGAAATTAGCAAGACCAGTTAATGAAGGCTGGTTGTATTCAAAGGATAAGGACTCTGTAAAACTCTTTGCCTCTTACGATAAAGATGATGACGGATTTAGTTTTGGGGATCGGACGATGATTCCTCGGGCTTGGGTAAAGAAGATTCAGAAGATTTAATATCAGATGACTCCCCCTCAACAGTCTTCGCGTTTAGAAGCGGCTCGTAGTCGGATAGAATTTGTTTCATTTTGTTTTCTAATTCTGCTTCTGATAGGTCCTCTAATTTTCCTGTTTTTATTATTTTCCGGTCTATGTATAATCCTGCAGCTTTCCCTCGGTTTGCTTCAGCGTTTACCGCAGATGAAAAGCTACCCTTTTTCAAAGCTGCTTCACGCAATCGAGCGAGCTCTGCAACGTGGCCCTCGTAAGTAACTTCATGTTTTCTAATTCTTTCTTCCTTTAGCTGTCCAATATACTTAACAACAAGTGGTGATAGTCTTGGATTACAAAGCTCTGACCCTTCTTGTCTTGCACGTTTAGGTGAATAGCCAGCAGCTACTGCTGCCTCTGTTTGTGTCATAGGACCGTCTGGTCCGCCGAATACTAAGAACTCAGCAAATCTTTGTTGCATTTCTGTTAATCTTTTTGGTACACCCATATTGACAATTTAAGGTAACTCTCCTATATTGTCAATCATGAAAGTATACGGAAGAGGCGACGCAGATTTGGAAAGAAGAATAGAAGTCTTAACTGAAAGAGTTAAAGACTTAGAACTAATAAACGAAACTCATCAAAAGTTAAATGCTGAACTACGAAAAGATTCATGGAAACTTAAAGAAAAAGAAAGTGAATTGATTAAGGCAAACAATATGATAGAAGGTCTTAAAAAAGTAGTCACTGACTTAACAACTCAATTATATAAAAAATGAGAGTAAAAGATCTACAAGAATTTTTAGCTAAATTCACAGAAGGATCTGATGCTGTTAAGAACGCTGTTATTTTTGTAGAGCGAGACGGTAAACTTCTTGAAATAAAACGGATGGAAGTACACGAACACTCTACACCCATTGTTGGTTTTAAAGGTCACAATAGTCATAGATTGGTTTTAAAAACAGATAAACCATCTAGCATTATTTTACCTGAGAAGCTTCAAAAGAACTACTAATTAACGACACCAGTTACCTTAAATTAATATGGGTCCAGAACGAAAATTTTATGAAAAAATTAAGAAAAACATTACATCTATTTCTTGGATTCGACTTGAAAATAATAGCCTTCTTGGTACTCCCGATCTATTGGGCTATAATAATTCTGGCGTCTTTTTCACAGTTGAACTAAAAGTTACGAAGAGTAACAAGGTACGCTTCTCACCCCACCAAATTAGCTTCCATGTCAAGCACCCGAAGAACAGTTTCATCATGGTCCAGCACCTCGGTCAAAGGTCCGTGAAACTTTTCCGTGGCTCAAGAATCTTGGAGCTTGATGCTTGTGGCTTGTCGCTTGAAGCTTGCTGCTTGTCGCTTGATGCTTGTGGCTTGTTGTTTGAGTCGCTTGGCGCTTGAGGCTTGGCGCTTGATGCTTGTTGCTTTAA